ATATACCTGATGAATTAGAGAAATTCTTTAAAACTCATGTAAAGAAATCTAAAAATGGATCGTTATATGTAAGTGAACATTCTGATTCTTGGTATTTTTATACTTTTGGTGATAATAGTCCTGCACCTGGATTAGTAGGTGGTATTCATGACTTTAAATCTTTTATGAATATTATTAAACCTTATTTTTCTGTACAAAAGATAATTTCTATGAAATAATATGAAAAAAGTAATATTGGTATGTGGTTTACCCGGCACAGGAAAAACTACACTAGCAGAACAAATAACAAACAAACTTACAAATATAGGATATACAGTAAATTGGTATAATGCTGACTTTCTTAGACAAAAATTAGATGATTGGGATTTTTCATATGAAGGAAGATTACGACAAGCTAAACGAATGAAAGAATGTGCTGATAAACATCTTACTGGATATATTATAATAGATATGGTGGCACCGTTGCCAGAATTTAGAGATGAAATAAACCCAAATATAATAATATGGGTTGATACCATTAACAGTGGTAGATTTGACAATACTAATAAGATGTTTATACCACCTGAGAATTATCATTTTAGAGTTACCGAACAAGATTCTGATATGTGGAGTACAAAAATAGTAAATGATTTAACTACTAGTTATATAGATTTAATAACAACACTATAATATATTGACATATATCAAAAATTAATATATAATATTAATAATAGAAACATATTAAGGATACTATATGCAAAAACCATTTTTAAAATGGGCTGGTGGAAAAACTCGTTTATGTGAAAAAATTAATACGGTACTACCATCTGGAAATAGATTAGTAGAACCTTTTGTTGGATCTGGTGCAGTATTTATGAATACTGAATTTGATGATTATCTGTTAGCAGATACCAACAATGATATTATAAATCTATATAAACATCTACAAACAGAAGGTCAACAATTTATAGATTATTGTAAAACTTTCTTTATATCATCTAATAATACACAAGATGAATATTTAAAAAATAGAGTGGTGTTTAATACCACATTGGATATACGTTTAAAATCTGCATTGTTTCTTTATCTTAATAGACATTGTTTTAATGGATTATGCAGATACAATAAAAAAGGTGGATTTAATGTTCCATTTGGTAAATATGATAAACCATATTTTCCAGAAAATGAAATGAAGGCATTTTATGAAAAATCTAAAACAGCAACATTTATTAATGCAGATTTTAGAGTTACCATGAAAAATCCTGTTTATGGTGATGTTTACTATTGTGACCCACCATATGTGCCACTTACTGATACTGCATACTTTACATCGTATACGGTTGGTGGGTTTAACATACAAGACCAAGAAGAGTTACGAGATTTGGCAATATCACTACGCGAACAAGATGTTCCCGTATTAATATCAAATCATAGTACTGATTGGACTTTAGAGAATTACTCCGAAGCTATGATCTTTGAATTTGATGTTCAAAGATCTATTTCATCTAAGGGTAATAACCGAATAAAAGCCAAAGAACTATTGGCTTTGTATAAAAAACTATAATTATTTAAGAAATAGTGTAAAATACACCTATTATAGCTATCTTTTTTGCGTATTTACTAAATAAAAATACTATCTAAAAGATAGCTAAACTTTTTTAAAATAGTGCTTGACACAAAGTATAAATAAGAGTATAATACATATCAACAGTTGGGGTCAACTGTTTATAAAAGGAATTTTGATACAATGAAAACACAATTACATCAACAGCTAAAACCTTATACAACTATGGGCATTTGTTCGCCTGTATGGTTTGGTTTATCTATTGATCTTAATAGTGCACCGGAGTATCGTAAGGGTTCTTTGAAGACATAATTTATAAAGTTTAAGTTAGTTGTTCAAAGAACCCTGAAAGTGAAAACTCTCAGGGTTTTCTGGTTTTTAGACTCCTTAAAAAAGTAGTTGACAAACACACAAACAGTGATATAAAATGGTACACCTGATGAACCCAAAACACACTATAAACGTTTAAAAAACAGGGGGTTCTGGAGATAATATCAATAGACATACTATCGATGGGATAGTAATATTAAACCATATATTATGAAAGGATGAATTAACATCCCCTGTTATTGTAGTCGAGATATGCAATAATGTGGCTAGTGTCATAGTAATGTGTGGTTCAATATTAAAACATACTTAAGGCTAATAATATGCCTTGTTGGGAGAACAGCTCAATGCATAGCACTCTGAGTGGACGGTTCAAGTCCGTTATAGTATGTTTTAATATACATTCTTCACTGACTACGAATCAGTTAAAATGCATAGCAGGAGAGTGTTATAAAAATTGGGTTCCTTTCCCGCCAGATGACTGTAAATCATCCGTCTAAAAAACGGTGGGGTAGTATTAGGACAGGGTGTGCAAGTCGCCAGGAACCCACCAAATTTTAGGATGCCTACAGCAATCACTTTCTTCTCATAAAAGGCAAAAGTGCATCCTGTAAATTATTGCTTCGTTCAGATATTGGTTATTCTGCTCGGCTGTCTACTGAGATAAAGGGGTTCGATTCCCCTACGAGGCGCCAAATTAATACTTGACAATAATTTTATTGTAAGTATAATAGAACTTGAACTTAATAGTTCAATACGGCAAAGTAAAGTGTCGTGGGATGGTAAAAGCTGGATACATGTCTATGACTGTAAGTCAATTATGTACAATTAATGCCCAATAAAATATCAGGTACACCTGAGGCGGTGATTGTAATAAGATTGACGAAGGTAAGCTTACATACTGGAATTGATCACCAGGAACGTTTGCAATAGAATGTTGGAACGCCAGCAACTTTACACAATTTTTTAAATTATGAAGTAATTTGTTGATACCTAAGCGGCGTGAATGCGAATTACTTCATTCTTAAGTTTTGTCCCTATCGTCTAGCGGTTAGGATATTGGATTTTCACTCCAATAACACGGGTTCAAATCCCGTTAGGGACTCCAATTTAATGCCTATTTTCGGGAATTAACTCAGTCTGATAGAGTGCACCGTTTGGGGCGGTGAAGCCACTGGTTTGAATCCAGTATTCCCGAAAATAGGCATTATGATAGCATAATAGTAGCACCAATTTTAATTTAGGAAACAATTATGAAACGAAAACAAAATAAAGAAACTGACAAACTATTGGAACCGTAGCTCAATTGGATAGAGCAATCGCCTTTTAAGCGATAGGTTATGGGATCATGCCCCATCGGTTCCACCATATATTAAAACACATTGAAAATATAACATGATTTGCTGAAATTCCAAGCCAGTGTGTTTTAATATATGGTAATATAGCATAATGGTAGTGCTTTTTTCAAAAAAACATAAATACTAGAAGGAGATGCACTACCAAATGTTAATATGTAAATTTTGTAATAAAGAATGTAAGAACAATAATTCATTGATTAACCATGAAAGATTGTGTAAGAAAAACCCTGACAGACAAAAAAGTCCGTTTGAGAGTAAAGAGTTTCAAAGTAAAAGAAAAAAATCAAATCAGTATATCAAAGGTACAGCCCAACCTCGTAGCAAAGAATCTTTAACTAAACAAAAAGTTAAATCAGATTTATATTGGACTGCTGAAAAACGAGCAGAGTGGTCTTTGCATATGAAGATTCAAGCACAGAAGAATATAGAAAATCATCCTGAATCTTATTCATATAAGAATTTTTGCGGTAGAGCTAAAAAATCTCTATACAAAGACGAGTGGATGCATAGTAGTTGGGAACTCATCGTTGCGATATGGTTAGATAAACAACATATCAAGTGGACAAAACGGGTAAGATATTTTGATTATGAATGGAACGGAGGAGTACACAAGTATTTCCCGGACTTTTACTTAGAAGAGTTAGATATTTATATTGAGGTCAAAGGATATGAAACTGAAAGAGATACGCAAAAATGGAAAAGTGTTGATAACTTAATTATTTTAAAAGATAAAGAAATTAAAGCAATAAAAGAAGATAGATTTACATTTAGTCAGATACTTTAAGAGTAAGAGGAATCTTTCATACGGCGTAAAGTGAAAGTTCAACTCTTTCTATTACCTCCAAACTTACACCCGATTAGTTCAAAGGTAGAACATAGTCCTGATAAGACTAAAACGGTGGATCGATACCACCATCGGGTACCAATTTTAATGCCTCCTTATCCCAACTTGGTAGAGGAAGTGGACTTAGAATCCGTTTAGTCTCAGTTCGAATCTGAGAGGAGGTACCAATTTATAGGAGAATTATAATGAAAGATAAATTAACGGATTTAGAACCCATCGAATTTTGGATGGAAAAATATAATAAATTACTTGCTCCTGCAAGAATGAATAAAGTCAGATTAGACTTTAATGAAACAAAAAAAACGTTGGCAAAGCTATCATCAGCTATTGACAACTATTTACGATTTGATAATTTGGAAAAAATGAAATGAGGGCATACTTTTTAACGAATATGTACTTGAGTTCAATACAAAATGGTATACAAGCATTACATTGTTTACAAGAAATAAACAATAATTACACTAATAACCATATGCTTCACGATTGGGCAGTAAACCATAAAACTACATTTGTTTTGAACGGTGGTACTAGTCAACAAATGACTAATATACTAAAATTGTTTGATCATGGCAGTAATCCATATCCTTGGTCGTATTTTAGAGAGGAATCATTAGAAGATACACTAACATGTGTTGGTATAATTGTTCCAGTATCTATATATGGAACTAGAAGAAGCGATTATGGTAGTTTTGACCATGAATTGTCTGAATTATTGACTTCAAAAAGATTTGCAAAGTGATTTGACATATAGTAAAAAATACTATATAATACTGATATGAAATTTAAAGTAATCAATTTATTAAGAACACCTGAACGACTGACATTGTTTAAAAAGAATAATCCATCGTTTAAATTTGAAAGATTTAATGCAATAGATGGTCAACAAGTATCTCGTGATGTATTAGTGCAAAATACTTTGGCTACACTGCCAGTATCAGAAAGATATACAGATGGTGCAGTTGGTGTTGCACTTTCACATCTAGAATTATGGAAAGACTGTGTTAAATTAAACATTCCAATGACAATTTTGGAAGATGATGCTTATCTAGTACCAAATTTCAATGAATTAGTGGTAGAATACAGTAATAAACTTGAAAATTGGGATTTTATATTCTGGGGAATGAATTTAGATCAAAAAATTATACTAGAATTAAGTCCTGGTATAGCGTTAGCTGAAATAAATTATCAACATGAATATGTATTGCATAATATAGAAAACATTACTAAACAAACTGATATTATACCGCAATTCTTTAGATGTTATTGGGGAGTTGGGTTAGTTTGTTATAGTATTACACCTAGAATAGCAAAGTATTTAATAGAAAATATTTTTCCATTACATGACTACGATACCAATCGTGGACCAAATGGTGGTATTGATAATTCTATTATTGAAGAATTACCAAATATGATTGCATATGCTTGTATGCCACCTATAGCGCTAACAAAAAATGATAGATATAATTCAACAGTTCAAGAAAACTAGTTGACAAAAGCAGTAAACATTGATATAATATAACAACAATTGGGGTATGGTGTAATGAATAGCACAACAGATTTTGATTCTGTCGGTCTAAGTTTGATTCTTAGTACCCCTACCAATTCTATAATAGAGATAAAAATGACAGATATATTAACTACAGTAGTAAATTCAGTTGGAAACTATCGTAATCATAAAACTGAAACATTAAAAGATACACCAGTATATTTAAAATCATATGTTGAACAATATTTTGAAAAAGCTGATAAACACTTTGAGAGATTAATGGATATATGTATTAATGTACCAGAATGTTTTACTATTGCAAGTATTGATATAACTAATGTGGTATTAAAAAATAATGAAGTTAGCTACTCATTACAATTAACACCAGAACTAACTGATATACAAATTTCAGAATCTGAATTTGTTATTCAATTATTCAAACGCATTCGTTTAGCTAAAACTAAACAAATATAAAAATTAACTTAAGGAAATAATAAATGAAATTAACAGGTATTTTATTAGTAGCATTAGTTGCTATTACAGGATGTGCAACTAACTCTGATATAACTAAATTACAAAGTCAGATTGATACAATTAAATCAGATGCTGCAACAGTTTCTGCTGATGCAAGTGCCGCTAAAGTATCAGCTGATAAAGCTTTTACGTCTGCTAGTAATGCATTAGCAGCTGCACAAAAAGCTGAAGCTGCAATTACTATTACTGGTAATAAACTAGACAGATTGTTTACACAATTACAGTATAAATAAACAAATTTGTTCCTTTGGTATACTAGGGAATACAATTATTGTATTCCCAGCCTTATAGAGATACCTTAACAATAGATTACATAGTAATACATATACTATTGAGGAACAAAATAATTATGGAAGTGTAGTCAAGTGGTTTACGACAACTGATTTGAAATCAGTCGATCCGAGAGGGTCCGTGGGTTCGAATCCTACCACTTCCGCCAATATTAAAGACTAAATAATAATATACACATCATTTAAGGGGTATATTATGAAAGAACTTGGCTTAATAATATTAGCAATATTAGTTTTTATGTACGTGAACATGGAGATTTCATCAATGAATCCGTGTTCTAATTTTTCTCACAATCCTAGTGAATGTAATTCTGATAGGATGTGAACAATTTAAAGCCAGGTGATGAAATGGTATCATGACGTGCTCCAAACGCGTTTTTGGGGGTTCAAATCCCTCCCTCGCTGCCAAATTTTGATAAGTAATAGTATGCTTAGAATATACAATGATTCAACAGATACAACAGTTTCAGATTTTAAAGACATAACTTGTAAATTAGACGAAATTGGAGTTTTATATAAAAATACCTTTTCAACTTCAACAACATTGGATACAATTGATTATATAAAATATGAATATTCTGTCCCATACTATGATGTAGTATTTTTAAATAATAAAACTATAAATTATAACAAAATTAGAAAAGAATTTATTCGAGAACATACTCATACTGATTTTGAAATGAGATTTATAACTCATGGTACTGCTACATTTTATATTAAAGATAGCAGTACCATTTATGAAATAACTGTAAACACTGGTGATCTAATAAGTATACCAGCTAATATGAAACATTGGTTTGATGCTGGTGAAACTCCAGATCTTTCAGCAATACGGTTTTTTACAGATACAAATGGTTGGATTGCAAATTATACTTGACAGCCATTGAAAAACGATATATAATATACACTTACTCACAACTTATCTAGGATACAAAATGAAAAAAAGTTTTACTTATAACGGCATTATTTGCTTCTAATGTTCATGCTTCTGAGTTAGAATCTAAAATAAGGGTGATTGACCAATTTGTAAAAAAATTCAATTACGCAGTTGAAACTAAAGACTATGCTGATGCATGTCAATTTTCACGAATACTTGAACGTGATTTTAAAGATTTTGCTACTTTTTCTTTTTGAATATCTGATACTATACGTTTTTTATTATTATGTGAAGCAGCACAAGAATGATTACAAAATTTAGGTTGTTTACCTAATAATTCTTTATTACAATGTAAACAATATTTTATATTTTTTGGTTTTAATCTTCGATTGATGAATGTTAAGCACCCATTAGATGGACCATGCATTCTTTTATGACCAGATAATGATTGTATAGATGGAAAAGTCTTGTGACACATGTCACAAGTATAAATATTCATGTTGATACTCCTTGATAGTATTAAAGTAGTTGGGAACTCCAATTCCGCGAACTACCCCTTTATTTATCAAAAAATAAATATTGACAAAACATTTTAATATGTTATAATATACAAAAATAAGAGGAAAAACATGGCTGGTAAAGGCAGTAGACAAAGACCTACAGATATGAAAAAATATGCTGATAATTGGGATGCAATCTTTGGTAAAAAAGAAAAGGTTGACACAGAAGTATTAGATGTGTATAATGAAGAAAGATTAGTTTCTAAATTTGATAAAGAAAGTAATAAACCACTTGACAACAACAACTAAATAGGATATAATATGTCTATACAAAGTAAATCTAGTAGACCTAGAAAAGCACCTAATTTAACTCGTAATGGTAAAATTAGATTTCTTGGATTTTCATTAGCTAAATTACAAGAATTGGTTGAAAAATCAAGTAGACCTAAAGATAAAAGTAAATATAACAATCGTATTAAAATTTTAACTAAAAGAGGCTTATAATGGCAACAACAGCAGAAGTTAAACGATGTGGATGTACTGGTACACCGGCAGCTAAGTTTCAAGATGAAACATATGGTAAAGGTATGCGAGTATGTAATGAAGATCAGAAAAAAGGTTATACCTGCACTGTTTGTGGTGCAAAAGTAAAGTAAGAATAATGCTAGGTTCGCATAGTGGCAATTGCAACGGTTTTGTAAGCCGTCGGGAAACCTACATCGGTTCGAGTCCGATACCTAGCTAACCATCTCTAGTATAAATATGTATTATGGGACAGCCTAGATCCTCTAGAACTGGGTTTTGAATTATTCGAAGTAATTCAATTACCATAATTATTTATCAAAAACACTTGACAAATAAATAAAAATACTGTATAATACACAGAATAAATAATTTTAGGATGTTTTCAGCAATTAAAACAATTTCATTGGCGAAAATAAACACATCCTGTTATAAACAACAATGAGAACCACATGCAAATTTATATTCCAAAAGACAAACAAAAACTTACATTTATGGGTGAACTAATTGACAGGTATAGTAATTTACATAAACAGTATAAAATAGAACAAAATGAAGTTACCAGAACGATAATATCAGCCGAAATTATACACATTTCCAATCAAATTGCATCTGGTATGTATGATGAAACAGAATAGATAATATATCTGGTATAATTAGTTTTAGGATGTTTTCAGCAATTAAAACAATTTCATTGGCGAAAATAAACACATCCTGTTAAATATTGCGGTCTTGGTATATTGCTCGTGCCATGCCTTTCCACGGCATAGAAAGGGGTTGGATTCCCCTAGACCGCTCCAATTTATAAAGGCTATATGACATTACAAGAAATGTTAAACAAAACTTATGTACGTCAGCGATCATTTGAAATAATGATTGAACACTTGGATACAATTAACAATCCATTAATTGTTGAAACTGGATGTGCTAGACAAGAAGATAACTTTGCTGGTGATGGAATGAGTACCTTGATATTTGATAGATATATTAACGATAAAGGTGGAGAATTCCATTCAGTTGATATAAATCCTTCTAATATCAAATTTGCTAAAAGCAAAGTTAGTAATAAAAGCAATTTACATGTAAGTGATAGTGTATCTTGGTTATGGGAATTTAACAAAACTGGTAAACAAATAGATCTATTATATTTAGACAGTTTTGATTTTGATAGAAATAACCCTTATCCAAGTTGTATACACCATTTAAAAGAATTAACTGCTATTATAGGTAGTTTAGGTGAAACCACAGTAATTGCGGTAGATGATAACTTTGGGCAAGGTGCTTCTCGCATTGGTAAAGGCCAATTAGTTGAAGAATTTATGAAATCAACAGGTAGAAATCTTCTTTTATATGAAGGATACCAATTACTGTGGAAATGGTAATATAAACAATCGCAGGTTATTTTAATGGTAGAATTCTGGGCTCATAACCCAGAGATGATAGTTCGACTCTATCACCTGCTTCCAATTTTAGGATACATTCAGCAATACAACTTTGACAAGCAGATGGTCATTGGTTCAAATCCAATATGTTAGTAATAACATTAGCTCAGCTGGTAGAGCATCCGCCATAAAAAACGTATCCTGTTAAAATTAAAAGAGGTAATAATGACACAAGTAACAGCAAGACATATTTTAGTTCAATCTCTTTCAGAAGCAGAAATCTTACATAAACAACTTATTGAAGGTTCAGATTTTGGAATGTTGGCTAGAACACATAGTAAATGTCCAAGTGGACAAAATGGTGGTAATTTAGGTACATTTGGTCGTGGTCAAATGGTACCACCATTTGAAAATGCAACATTTGATTTAGATGTTGGCGGGTTAAGTGAACCAGTCCAAACATCATTTGGATATCACATTATCAATAGAACAGCATAGGAATAATAATGAATTTTCAAGTATTATATGATCGTGTAGTAGTAAAGAAAACAGTAGATACTAAAGTTAGTGCATCTGGAATTATTATTGCTGCTGATTCAAAAGAAAGAACAATTACTAGCGAAGTTGTTGCAGTTGGTGATGGAAAACAGTATGAAAATGGTAATGTTATACCAACTACTGTTAAAGTAGGTGAACGAGTAATGTATTTAAAAGATACTGGCATTGATATTAAAATTGATGGCGTTGACTATCTTATATTGCATGAAAGTGAAATTCTTGGTATCATAGAATAAATTATACGCTGAAGTGACAGAACGGCTATGTAGCGGTCCGCAAAACCGTTTAATGTGGGTTCGAATCCCATCTTTAGCTCCATTTTTAATAGTTAAATTTAAATGAATAGTTTCAGCAAACAATATTGCGACTAATAATCGCTCCAGAGATACTTCATTGCTGTTAGAAGTAAAATGACGGCAACAGCTATTCAGTTTTTAGGTTCCATTCAGCATATACTTTCACTGCAAATGAAAAACGGAACCTGTTATTACATTTAGGCTAGATACAGCAACCCATACAACTTATAATGTTAGACTGGTATATCCGGTCACACTGGAAGGAAGAACCAGTATAAAAACTCAACAAACACTAGCCTGTTTCCCCATCCACCTTACATTAATGGACCTTATAATGTCTTTAGAATTGATTGACCAACTTGTAAAAGAAACTGTTGACGTCGCAAATTATCTAGATTACGCAGTTGATATCGATGAAGAACTGATGTTACTTGCAATTAAGAATAATCAAGAACTTATCGATGAATTAAATAACCTACCACATCGTGAATATAAAGAAATTGTTGAAATTGTTTTAGATAAAGCATATGACAATTTTTATGCATAATATAAGTTGACAAAAAAATTAAATCTGTTATAATACATCTATAGTTTAGAAACAGCAAACAATAACACACTAACCTGAGAGATAATAAAATGACTACAAAATTAAATACAAACAAAACAGTCACTAGTAATGGCATGAAATGTAATAATGATACAGGTGATGCAGTTGTTTCATTATTCTTTAAAATAGGTGCAAGTCGTGGTAAAGATATAATTCCAGCATTTACTGATGCATATTACCAAAATAAAGAACTAGCGTTACGAGTTGCATTATGGTCACGTGATGTGCGTGGTGGTTCTGGCGAACGAAAATTGTTCAGAGATATTCTAACACATTTAGAAACTATTGATATTGATGCTGCTAAAGCTTTAATTGATAAAACAGTTGAGATAGGAAGATGGGATGACCTATTGGTGTTCAAAAAACCAGAACTACAACAAGTGGCTTTCTCTAAAATAAAAAGCACACTTGAGGCAGGATTGAACGCTAAAAGTTTATTAAAAAAAATCGATTCTCTTACGGAAGAAGAATGTCAAAAAATCATTGACAAGTTTTAATATGTTTAGAAAAATTCCCAGGATCAAATTGGCGTTTGCAATATATACAACACCTATATGATATATCTACGGGAATTTTTCTCTTTTTACCTAGTAATTTGTTTTTTTCTCTAGTAATACGTCGTTTTTCCTCTATTATTTGGTTTTCAATATCAGATCTATTTTTTGCAATATTACGAACTGAATTAGATATTTTTTGTATAATTTCTTTAGAACGATTTTTATTTGCATCTGAAATTTTTTTAGATCTTATTTTTTTAGTTTCTTCGGTCATATTTGCATGACCACATTTAGCACCAATTGAAATGTTTAATATAACCTGTTGATGCTCAATCAATGACCGATTGTTTTTTCTATCTATACATTTTTGGATAGATTCTTTAGTTGGGATAAATTTGGTAGCAGAGAATCTTTTATTTAACCAAAAATCTCTGAACTTCCATAATCTAGAAAGTATTTTACCTTCCCAGATAATTGCATCTTGTTTAGATTTAAACGTTTTTCTAATCAATATTATATCTGGTTCTCCATGATTTTTTCTAAAATCTTTCACTATTGTTGAACTTGTAAAATAAGAATTCCACAAGTCTGCTGGTTGACAATTATTTGCATATCGAACACCATAATACCATTTATTATGGGTAGTCCAACCAATTAAATAAGTAAACGGGATTGTTTTTGATTGATAAATAGACATGTTGATACTCCTTCATAGTATTAAAGTAGATGGGAACGGCTAATTCCGCGATCTACACTTATTTATCTTTTTTGCTTGACATTTCTTCTCACCTATTGTATAATACAATTTTATATTAACAAATAACCTGACAGGTACAATCATGACAGCAAAAGAAGAATTAAAACAAAAATTACAATCACAGCTATTTGATGCAAACACAGCTGCAAAATGGATGCCTAGAGAAAAATCATCGAAGCGAAATATCGCCAGAGACTTAATTAAATTCTTTGGATGGTCTCCAAAATTTTATCGTAAAACTTTAGTTTCATTAACTTCAGTCGTTGAAACACAAATGTGTGCAAATGATTGGGATAATATTAACTTTAGTCATGTACCATCATTGGCTAGTTCACGATACAAAAAAGCATTTAATAGACATACTACTAAATTTGCTGACTATGTTGAATCTTTAATTAAAGGTGATACATCAGTTAAGGTAAATGCCGGTGCAGTATTTCCATATGATGTTTTAAAAGGTATCGGTGGATACGGATTTAAAGCAGAAACGGACCATATCATTGCACAATGGAATGCATTACCAAATTTTGTCGGCGATGCTAATATTTTACCATTAGTTGATGTTAGCGGATCTATGAGTTGCCCAGCAGGTGGATATAACTCTAAAAGTTCAGTTACTTGTATGGACGTTGCGGTATCATTGGGATTATACTTAGCAGACAAAAATGCTGGTAAATTTAAAGATACATTTATCACATTTAGTGAAAAACCAGAGTTATTAACACTTCAAGGCAATATTGTTAATAAAGCTTCACAAATGATAGGATCACACTGGGGTATGAGCACTGATTTACATGCTGCATTTGATTTAATATTGAAAATGGCAGTTAAATTAAATATACCACAAGCAGAAATGCCAGAAATGTTATTGATAATGTCAGACATGCAATTTAACTGTTGCAGAAACTATGATGATAGTGCAATTCAAATGATAGAACGAAAATATTCTACTGCTGGATATGTTGTACCAAAGGTTGTATTTTGGAATATCAATGCATCAGATAATGTTCCAGTAACTGCTGATAAATCAGGTGCTGCATTGGTATCTGGATTTAGTCCAGCTATTGTAAAAGCATTATTAGCTGCTGATATGAGTGATTTCACACCATATGGCATTATGATGTCAACGATAACTAACCCAAGATATGACGTATGAACTATATTGACAAAACCATAGGTAGAATTAATGGTGTTTTGTTGGAACAAGGGTATGGATTATCCCAATCAGAATTAAAAGACATTGGCTACATTGTAGCCAATGCAATAATGTCTGGTATAATTGATACTTCTATTATTGAAGATACTGAACAATGGTTGACTAACAATCAGGATACAAAATGACACATAATATTAAGAAAATATGGTATTTTATTATATGGCTTATCGCTGATATTCGTAAAAATATAAGTTTTTGGCCAGTATATCTAACACTTGTTGGTATATCTATTCCTTCAATGATGATGACTGATAAAGAAACTAGTAAACTCATAGCAGGTTGTATACTTCTGTCAATACTATTAATATCATTTTTATATATGATTTTGTGGTGTATAATAAACCCAATAAAATACAAATACGAACAATATAAGCAAGAACAGCGCGATTTATTAAAAACTATCAAAGGTGATTAGCCAAAATACTTATTTGTGCATTTTTCAAAATGCCATCGTTGCATATTTAATCTATTAGAACTGGAAGCACTACAAAATGGACAATAAATTATTGGTTTTGGTAGTGTGACCGGTTTTATATAATTTGGATTTTTTTACAATTTTCAAAATGCCATCTTTTAGCATTAGATGCTCCCACAACTTCCAATAAACAATATGGACAACATAATGTTTTCGCAGGTTTTGGTATTCCTTTCAAAGCTGTGGAAATTTTTAATTTAGCTTCATCTGTTACTATTCCACGTTTCCCCTTTCTTACATTTTGTCTTCCTTTTGATGAGTTACTTATCTTTTCTCTTGTTTCAACTGACATTGTTTTTCCTCTATGTTTTAATCCGCATTTTGCTGAACTTTCTGGAGTGCAGTGAAACTTACCTCCACTATTTGATAAATTTAACCATTTTGGATTTTTTGCAGCATTTATTTTTGTTAAAAATTTATGTTCATAATTACATGCGTCGGTGGCAGATAAAAACGTTTTTCTTATTTCGTATAAAAATACATCAGTTCCATGCAAATTAATTAAATTTTTAATGATAGATGAAGATGTGAAGTATGTTGTCCATAATTGAGATGGGTGGCAGTTTTTTGCGTATCGAACACCGTAATATTTCTGCCCAGTTATTGTAAATGTAATACAATAAGTAAATGGTGTATAAATAGTATTGCTGGTCATATTAGTTCCTGTAATTAATGTAAGAATGATTAGAGTTAGTGAGACGGCAATCTGCGACTAACACCTTATAATGTATTTATATAAAATTCAATAAAACTTATAAACAAAGTCCGCAATGACAACTTCTGTTGTCAAATCAAATTCAATCCCACGTTTTTTAGCAGAACTCTTTAATCTATTAATAATTTGTTTATATTCTGGTCCATTCATACAATTATTTATTGACATTTATAGTTTGATGTTATATAATTTAATTTTACTAACACATAACATAGAGATTAACATGGATAACAACAAAATTAAAGAAATACACAGTAAAATTGAAAAATATAAACAACATATGGCTACACTACGACGTCTTAAACAAGATTTAATAGATGAAAACAACTTAGCTGAGCTTGAAAAGTGTAAAAGTAAAATTTTGCAAGTTCAAGGTAAGTTAAATGAGCTAATTGAAACATATAAGTTGCCAATGGTGTCAGAACATGCTATAATACGATACTTAGAACGAGTTAAAGGTATTGATATTAATGAAATTAAGAATGAGATACTAACTGATAACGTAAAAACTATGATGGAGTTTTCAAATAACAAACATATTACTGTAAAACGTGGTGATCATACTCTAGTGATAGAAAAAACACTGTAGTAACAGTAATACCAGCTTAGGGACATATATGACTAGTGTAATAATAGAATTTGATAAATTAAAACCACCAAAATTTTGGATTAATATTCAAAATTATATAGAAAATAAACATCCAGATAATTATGATATGTATAAAATGCTTCTTACAGCTGAATTAAGACGATATGATGGTCTACTAAACCCATTATTTGCATCTAATTACAATATGAACACTTTATATTTTAATAATAAACGTGGATATGATGCATTTGTTACTAAATGGAGTACACATAAACGATGAAAACTTGGATAGGCAGTGATTTCCATTTTGGACATAAGAAAATTATGACTTTTTGTCCTAATACACGTGTATATGATGACGTAACTCATATGAATGAATCAATGGTAGTAGACTGGAATACCATGGTTGACCCAGAAGACCTTGTATATATGTTGGGAGATATTGCTTTTCTATCAGTTGCACAGGCAGTTGGCTATATTTCACGATTAAATGGACGAAAAATACTAATAATTGGTAATCACGATCACATTTTATTAACACATCAACAATTTCGTGATTGTTTTGAAGAAATACACCAATATTTGGAAATAAAATATAATGGTAGAGATATTGTTATGTTTCATTACCCTATATGTGAATGGGCTAAAATGCATTATGGTAGTGTTCATTTCTATGGTCATTTACATGATAAGGTAAGTGGATTAGAACAGTACCGTGCACGAAATGTTGGTATGGATACAACTGGTAGTATTTTAACACTTCTCGATGATGCAATTAATGATGCATTGTCAGGACAAATTAAACAACATCATTAAATTAACAGGAAAAAACAATGAAAAATTTATATGAGGTAGCATTTATTAAAATAATATCAATCATAGCAGCCGCATTTCTACTTAGCTTGGTGATGTCATATCCATTGATGTTATTATGGAATGGCTGCTTAGTACCAGCGTTTTCTTTACTTAGTGAAGTTTCTTGGTTGCAAATGTGGGGTATTACATTTCTAATTCAATCATTGTGTAAAACTAGCAACAAATAGGAAATAAAATGGATCGAAATTTATTAAAACAATTTGTAATAGATAATCCAAATTTAGTAACTATGAAAGAATCATCATATCCAGGTGTTTATGTCTTAAAATACAAGAAAAAAGTATTTTATGACAATTTATGGAATGAATATTTAGAAGAATGCCGTGGAACATTAGTTGATGATGATTTCAACATTGTTTCATATCCATTCACTAAAATTTATAATTATGGGGTTGAATCAAAGTCGCCTGTATTAGAACCAGATACTATTGTTGATGCATATCGTAAAATTAATGGATTTATGGTATCTGTAACTTGGTATAATGATGATATATTAGTATCAACTACTGGAACTACAGATTCTGATTTTGTCACAATGGCGCGTGAAATAATTGAACCAACAATAGAAAAATATCGTGAAACTTGTAAAATGCTTCCAGAATATACTTTTATATTTGAATGTGTTCATAGAAATGATCCACATATTATTCCAGAACACGAAGGAATGTATTTTCTTGGGTGTCGAATTAAATTATATGGTTCAAAAATTGAAAGACCAGTCAATATTGACTTTGGATGTTTTGATGTTGAAAAAACTAGTTGCACCATTACTGAATTATTGAATACAATTAAAACTGTTAAACATGAAGGTTTTGTATTCTATACAAGTGATGGAATAAGTGCCAAAATCAAAAGTCCTTATTATTTGGTTAAAAAGTTTGTAGCTCGTAATAAGAATACAACTAAGCTAATGGCACATAATGTAAAAGAAAAAGTTGATGAAGAATATTATCCATTAATTGACCATATTCAATCAAATATTGAAGAATTTACATTATTAGATGAGCAATCCCGCTTAGAATTGGTTAGAAACTTCTTAGAATACTATGAAAATTAATATTGTATTAAAATGGGTTGCATGTGCAGTAACATTAGTTGCTGCACTTCTTACCAGCTTTCAAATATATCCTTTAAACATATATATGTTAAATGCTGGTTCATTCTTATATATGATATGGAGTATACGGGTTAAAGAACTTAATTTGGTTCTTGTGAATGCCGGATTATTAATAATTTATTTTATCGGCGCATTAAAAAGCTTCTTGACTTTATCTATAAATGCTATATAATATAAATGAATCAATATGACAAAAATATTAACTATAAGCCCAGAAAAAGGGTCATTTATAAAAACTAACAGGATAAAACAATTAATGGAAGAAGGAAAAGATCCCAATGAAGATGAATATCTTAATTCAATTTTAAGCTTGGAACAACAAAAGATTGAAAGAGAAAATGATGTAGAATGGCAAAAAAATAATTTAGAATATGACTTGCGTTCAACTGAATGGATCATTGACAAAGTAAAAAAATCTGATACATATGCACAAAATTTATATGCTGCATTATGCAATAATGAATTTATTCAACCAGATAATACTTGGGATATTCTTAAAGAACAATATTGGGGTTGCAGTTGGCGATATGCCGGTGGAATAATTTCAGATATTCAAGAAAAAGGTGATTATATTGATTGGTATTGTTCTGGATTTAGATCAGACACTGCATTTGTTAATGGATTTGTTAGTGAAAGTATAATTACTGAAGAAGTTAAAAATGATCTTAAAAAAATAGGATGGGTAGTAATACCAAATAAAGATAATGACAGTATATAAAGTAGAAGATATCTTCACTGATATACCAGATGACCCTGATAATATTCTGATGAAGATACCAGAGGAAATCTGTAAACAACTTGGATTAAACCCAGGTGATAACGTAACAATTAAATTGGAGGATGGTGGATTAATAATCCAGAAAAATGAGTAAATCAGATATGATAGAAATGACCGGAAAGGTCAATGATGTATTACCAGGTAATATGTTTAAGGTACAAGTAGAAAATACTGACCATATATTATTATGCTACTTAGGTGGTAAACTAAAACAGCATAAAATACGTGTTATACAAGGTGATTCAGTTAAAGTTGAAGTAAGCCCGTATGATTTAACACGTGGTCGAGTAACATATAGGTTATAATATGAAAATTACTGTAATAAGTGATTTACATCTTGAATTTAGTACACTTAAAATAGAAAACAGTCAAGAAGCAGATGTATTAATACTTTCTGGTGATATTCTTATGGCTGAAATTTTACATGAATACCCTGTAACTTTAACAGAACTTTCTCTTAATGCAATTAGACATTCTAAAGCTATTAAATTTAGAGAATTCTTACAATCATGCTCTGACAAATTTAAAAATGTAGTGTATGTAGCAGGAAACCATGAATTTTATAGTGGCAAATTTTATTCTGGATTGGATTATTTAAAAGAAGAATGTTTAAAATATCCAAACATACATTTCTTAGAAAATAAATCAGTTATTATAGATGATGTTATATTTATAGGGGCGACATTATGGACAGATTGTCACAAAGAAGATCCACTTACCATGTACCATTTACCATATCTAATGAATGACTACGTTACTATAAAAAATGATAATGCTGATTATAGAAAATTAAGAATATCTGATACAATCAATCGTCATAAAAATTCTTTAGCTTATATAGAAAATGCTGTAAAAAATGCGCCATCTGATAAAAAAGTAGTAGTGGTAACACATCATTCACCAAGTTATTTAAGTATAAGTGAGAAATATAAAAAAGATCATGAAATGAATGGTGGATACCATAGTGATTTATCTAGCTTTATTTTGGATAATCCAAACATCTTACTATGGACTTTTGGTCATACCCATGAAGTATTAGATTATAAAATAGGAACTACCCGACTAGTATGTAATCCTCGTGGGTATGAAGGTGATTCATACAATGAACGTACAGGTTGGAATCCTAATCTTTTACTGGAGATATAAATGACTAACGAACTCAGTATAAGTAACATGATACGACAAACAGCATTTGATACTGCAGATTTTTATGCAAAAGTCGCCGACCATATTGAACAGTTAGAAGAAACTATTGAAGTTCTTAAACACAAAATAGACGAACAAAATAAATTATTGAATGCAGAAGTAGATGATTTAAAATAATCATTGACAACTCACACAATATAAACTATAATACACACAACTTAAACACAAGAGGAAATAAAATGCCAGCATTGATACCAATGGTAGTTGAACAAGAAGCACGCGGTGAACGTTCTTATGACATCTATAGTCGATTATTAAAAGATCGAATTATTATGTTAGATACAGATGTAAATGAACATTCAGCAAGTATTATAGTTGCGCAGTTGTTATTCTTAGAAAGTCAATCTAATGATGAGATTCAATTCTATATTAATAGCCCAGGTGGCAGCGTGACAAGTGGGTTAGGTATTCTAGACACGATGGATTTCATAAAACCGGATATTTGTACTATAGTGATAGGAACTGCCTGTTCTATGGGTTCATTGCTAGCTAGTTCTGGAACACCTGGGAAGCGTTTTATTCTTCCTAGATCGAGCCATATGATACATTCAGTTTCAGGAGGGTCGCGTGGAACTGTATGGGATGCTGAAATTCAAATGGAAGAAATGGTGAGATTAAATAATCTTTTAACTGAAATTTATGCTAAAAATACTGGAAAAACAGTTGAAGAATTGAAACAGGCAATGGCTAGAGATAATTATATGGATGCCAACTCCTCAGTTGCATTTGGGTTAGCTGACAAGGTATTGACATCCAGAATTTAACACTATTATTTAATTTACATTTTGGCCCATGATATCTTCTATAAGTATTATGGGTCACTTGTTTATTACATAATTCACAAACCCTACCTTCTATAAATCCTTCTATTGGTACAACACTCTGAATAGTATTCACACCGTCAGTATACCATTTAGGTTTATTATATCTACCAGGCCAAAAACCCAATGGGATATCATCATTAGTTTTGACCATTTTATTAATACTTCCATTTGTATACCATTTAAATGAATTATACGTTCTCTTATTTTTTAATATACCGCTACCATATGAATGCCCATTAAACCACCCATCTGGACATTCGAAACTTAAAATAGAATCAGTACCGTTCGTATACCATCTTTTTCCATGAATATATACTTTTTTCAGTGTATCACTTATTTTTTTATTTGTTTCTGAACTGGATGGTAATCTTCCTGGTTTAAATCCTTGTGGGATGTTAGTGGGTAATACTAATCGTTGATGTATTCCATCATTACACCATATGTATCCTTTTACAGTTTTTGTTTGTTTTGGGAATGGATTAAATAATCTACCATCTATAAATCCATTTGGACAGATGTGACAATGACGTTCTTCTTTACCATTATTAAACCATCTTTTATTTTTATTAATTTCTCGCACCCGTGCTATACCTTCAACGGTGCTCTTAAACCGCTTTTTATTATTATTAGATACATGTTTATTTAATAAAAGAGGATCACCCCAATTTTCAAGAATTGTTGAGTTTTCATAATCATATGATTCTTCTGGGTTCTTGGATTTAAACAAAATTTCTATATTATATTCATGAATATTTGATTTATTTATATACGAAGAAGAAGTAAAATAATGTATACCTATATCATCTTCAGGGTGAATTTTTAATGCAATATTGGCATATCTATATCCAATATAAAATTTGTTAGATTTTTGGTGTGTCAATCTATACACGTATGATAAATACATAGCTGTGACTCCGACAAGTTGTAGAGTAGTTGGGAACCCCACGTTCCGTGAACTACATCTTTATTTATCAAAAATCATATAATTTCGATTGACAAAATAAATTATATCTAGTATAATATGATTTTTAATCAAATTGGAACGAATTATGAATATATCAATATCTAATATCTCAAATAGGGATACAACATCATTAAAAATAGTTAAAAAGAGGGTATAATATGTTGTTGTTTTTATGGTTTGCACTATGTATTGCTGTTGCAGTAGGTGCTAATAATAGAGGTCGGAATGGCCTTGGTTGGTTTGTTCTTGGTTTAATATTTTCACCGGTGATTGCTGGTATATTTTTAATGATACTAGGTGTATCAAAAGAGAATTGATGAAAGAACCTTGGGAAGTTATATCTTTACTAGAAGCAGACAATAGTAGATTAGCAAAAAAAAGTATTATCTGCACAGAAATAATATCATCAAATGATATATTTTTTAATGGATGTAAACTAGCATTAGATGCTATGATTACATTTGGTATTAAAAAAGTTCCTGAAAAAACTGAAGATACTGGACCTGGGTTATCGTGGGACGATTTCTTAAATGTTGCTAATACATTTATTAATCGTTCCTGTACTGGCAATGCTTCTAAAGATGCAGTAATTCAACTAATGGAAACTGCAACACAAGAACAATGGAATAAGTGGTATCGTAGAATACTTATTAAGGATCTGCGATGTGGAGTTAGTATAAAAACACTAAACAACACAACTAAAAAGTATCCACAATACCAAGTTCCTGTGTTTACTTGCCAACTTGCACAAGATAGTATAAAATATGAGTCTAAAGTATGTGGAAAAAAACTTATTGATATCAAAATGGATGGGGTTCGTGTTATTACTATCGTTTATCCTACTGGTAAGGTTAATCATTTTAGTAGAAATGGTAAAGAATTGTTCAATTTTGAACATATAAAACAACAATTTTCTTTTGCAGCTTCTAAATTTACAGAACCAATGGTATTTGATGGTGAAGTAATGAGTTCATCTTTTCAAGATATGATGAAACAACTGTATAGAAAAGAGAATGTTTTAACAAACGATGCAGTTCTGTATTTATTTGATATGCTTACCTTAGCAGACTTTGAAAAAGGTATTTGTAAAATACCACAAGAAAAACGTTCTGAAAATCTAACAAATTGGTTTCAAGATAAGTTATTTTTGCAAATGTTAAATGTGCGAGTGATTAAACAAGAATTAGTTGACTTAGATACAAACGAAGGATATAGTAGATTACTTGAAATTAATAAAACTGCAATTGATGGTGGGTATGAAGGGATAATGATAAAAGATCCATTGGCACCATATGAATGCAAGAGAACATTTTCATGGCTCAAACTTAAACCATTTATTGAAATAACTTTGGAGGTAATTGGTGTTTATGAAGGAAAAGACAAAAATACAGGGCTACTGGGTGGATTTATCTGTTCAGGAAAAGATGATGGAAGGCAGATTACCGTTAACGTTGGTGGGGGGTTTAATGATAATAATAGATCTACTTTTTGGGAATCCCGTAATGAAATTATTGGTCAGCTTGTTGAGGTAAGAGCTGACGGAATAACGCAAAATCAAGATGAGACATACAGTTTGAGGTTTCCACGCTTTAAAAGTTTCAGAGGATTTGAACCAGGTGAAAAACTATGAATGCAAAAGAAAATACATTTAGAGCATTAGAAGGTAAAACATTATTAGTTAAAAGTTGGAAATGCTCGGTTAAATGGCATAAATGGACAATGTGGATGGAAGCAAAAGAACATACTACAGAGTATTATCGTTCACGTACACAAAAACGATATTGTATAAACTGTAATTTACGAGAAGACCTATAATGAATAATGTCGAATGCCCAATATGTGGTGCTAGGATGTTATTGTTTACATCACTCAATGTAAAAATATGCGTAGATTGTTGTAAAGAATTTGACTGGCAATTAAAACCAAAACAACAACCACTAATAAAATATCAACGATAAATTCAATAAGGACATGGATGTCTATAATAAAACCAATCACATCAAAATCAAGAATATTATCTGCACAATTTAGTGTAGAACCAATAATAGATATTGATCCATTGTCAACAGAAATGGCAGATCAAATTAGCAAAGAAATCGATAAAGAAATAATATTTGATTTACACAAACTAAATTTAAACTGGCAGTTTGTAGAATTACCGGAATCGTGTATAGAACCCGATGTAAAAGAATGGTGTGAACAAAATTTAAAAGGAAAATACATCAACCATTATTCAAAATGGCTGATAGAACAACAAGAAGACGCTACTTGGTTTATACTAAGATGGGTTAATTAACAACAATAGGAATACAAATGAATAATACTCGATAATAACTTTATACAATTATTTTAACTTTTTATATTTTCTAGTTATTCGTTTTGGATTTTCTTTACATGATTTAACATGTCTAGTGATTCCTGTACCTTGTCCAAACAGTTGATGACAAAATGGACATGATTCTTTTTCAATTAATTTACCTGTTAATGGATTCGCAATTTTATTTGGGTTATGCAAACATCTAGATTCGTGTGCCTTTATGTTATTAGTCGCAATATTTGATGAACAAAACTTACAACTAACAATTGCAGGTTTTGATTTAACTAATGGGGGTTTTTTATTAGGATTGTGAGTACAATAATAGGTTTCGTGAAATACGATACCATTACCAATTGAAAATAATTTATTACAGTATTTACATGGAGCCTTTGTAATTTTTTTCCCGGCATATTTATGAATTTTCTTATTAGGGTTGTTAATGCAAAACATTTCATGAAGCAAAATTGCACTATTTTTTGCAAAATGTTCTCCGCAAAATTTACATTGTGTTGTTTCATATACTTTTCCAAGCGGTCCCCAATTATTTGCTCCACTGGTTTTATTCATCAATATTCCAGTATGAATATCAATTCTACCATAATGATTTATTAAAATAATTTCATAATTGGTAGCAGTATCTTTTGTAATATTATCAGAAAAAATTACAATTAATGATGGGTCTGGTGTTTTTACATTATTATGTTTTTCAGATGGTCTATTAGATCTTCCTTCTCCAATATAATATAAACTACCAGAGGGGCCGTATTCATCATCGTGTTCACGTAAATACCCATATACACAACACCCAGAAAGTTGTTTGATATGTGTTAATAATGTAGGATTTAGATAATTTTTTATATATTCTGGTAGATTACTTATATCCTCTACAAATAAATTTTGAGGTTGATTGACAGAATCGATTTCATGTGGTAAAATATGTTTACTAAATAACATTGTTGATGCTCCTTCAAAGCATTAAAGTGGTTGGGAATTGGTAGTTCCGTGAACCACACTTATTTATCTACTTAAACAAAAGGAATACAAATGAACAATTCAATATTTGAAGATCAACGTAAGTTTATGCAAGCGAGTGATCAAACAGTTGACAAATACAATGAAGGACAGTATAATCTATACTACAACTTAATTAAAGAAGAAGTGCAAGAATTAAAAGAAGCTTTTGAAGCAGACGATAAAGTTGAAGTTCTTGATGCGCTTCTTGATATTATTGTGGTATCCATTGGTATGGCGTATTCTGCTGGTTTTGATATTGAAGGTGCGTGGAATGAAGTTATTCGTTCTAATATGAGTAAAGTAGACCCAGAAACTGGTAAAGTATTAAAAAGAGAAGATGGAAAAGTATTAAAACCGGCTACCTTTTCAGCACCTAATTTAACCCCATTCTTAGTAAGGTAATAAATATGGCACAATATTCAAGATACTGGTCCTGCTCCAAATTGGCAGATTGGATACGTGGAACTGAAAAAGGTTCTTCTAAATCTGGTCGTGGATGGTCTGAATGGACAAAGGCATCAAAAGAAAATCATCCCTATAGACATTGGTTAGCAGAAGACGGATTAGATTATCTTCAGAATTTTGTTTATTGGCCATCTAATAGAATTAATGACATTATATACTATTTCAATAATAGATGGGTTACTAAATCACACGCATTAACAGCCCATCCACGTGATGTTAAACCAGGTGCCTGGTGTGATGTTGGCCGTAGATTTCTTCCTTGCATGTTTAATGAATTAGTTGATTTTGTTGAAATAGAACAAGCTTGGTCTCAAGTAGTGTGGGATGAAGATGCTAGAAAGAAATTTAAAACACCATGGTGGAGAAAATCGTTCCTTAGACTTCGTACTTGGCGTTCACCCGAAGCTGGAATGGAATATTTAAATTGGGCATCAACCTTAATAGTGGATGAGACCTGGGGTATAGATAAATCTCATCCAGATTATGGAAAACTATCACTCCAAGCAGAAAATGCATTAGAAATTAAAGCATTATATCAATGGTGGACTGAAGTATATCTAAATAGACCAGATCCTTATGATATAAGTGGATGGAGTGAAATATGTAACAGAACTCGTGCAGATGGTGATATATTATCAATGTTTGACCGTGAAAATACAACACCAGATGAAGTTGCTGAACGAAATGTTTCTCATACTGAATTAAAACGGATAGAAGAAGAATATGAAAAGGAAGAAGAAGAAATGATGATACGACTAATACGTATTAGAAATAGTTTATGGACATAGTTAGTAATTTTTGTAATAAATGCTGTAATGAGCGTCACTATTCTAATAAATATGATGCTTATTACTGTGAATTATGTAATAAATGGATGGAAGAGAAATGTGATGATGAAAATTGTGAATTTTGCTCATCGCGTCCAAATAAACCTAGTCAAATGGAACTGAATAATGGCTAAAATAATCAAAGTTGCTGGATCTTCGGCAAAACCTAAAAAATCTAAGAAAACTAAAATCACAAGTGCTACTATTAGAGAAAATAGGGGCAAGGATTTAAGTCCAACTTGGGATAATTGTGAACAATTAGATGCATTACAATTTCTAAAACACTATCATAGTGCAATGCAATATTATAATGTACAATTCAATGGTAAAGATCTTAAACCGGCAGTTATTAAATGGATGGAAGCTAATGAATTAGACAAAACTTTAATAATTTCATATAAGAAGACTAAAGACTGGCGTACAAGTAGTACAATGGGTGCTATTGCCAGTTGTTTATTAAGAGGTATGCCAGAACAACGAGATGATTTTAATAATGGCTCAAATATAAAAGAATGGTTGATAAATTCTATTAATACAACGGTAGAAGCTGGCAAAGCAGACATCGAATCTGATGAAGAAACCGATAAAAAGGCAGCTGCTCCTGTTATTAACATTCAAGAACGTGTTCGTGAAGCAACGGTTAGAATGACGGATGAGATAGAAGATGCTATTGAAGTATGGATAGAAGCACCAGATAAATTTGATCCAAAACAAATTAAGATTCTTAATTTACTTAAAGGAAAAGAAGCAAAACCAGTCCATGCTAGGATAATTAAAGAATTTTATTATTCTGGTTTACAGGAAATTACTGAAGTTATTGAAGGTACTGATGAAGATCTGAAAGAAGGATATAGTCACCGTAATAAAAAACAACTTAATAATTTATTAGCATTCTATAAAGAAATTGACGCAGCTTGTACCATGTTAATGGAGGAAGCAAAAGTAACTAGGAAACCTAGAGTTAAAAAATCAGTACCAAAAGATAAAGTAGTTGAAAAACTTAAGTATTTAAAGACTTTTGAACCATTGAAGATAGTATCAATTAATCCAACTGATGTAATTGGTTCTAATATCCTATGGATATATAATACTAAGACAAGAAAAATCGGTAAATATATAGCAGATGAATTGACAGGACCACTTACGATAAAAGGAACTACTATAGTTGGTTTTGATGAGCATAAAAGCGTTCAAAAAACAGTTAGAAAACCGGAAGAGAAGATAATTGAATTTAAAAATTCTGGAAAAATAGCATTAAGAAAATTCTTAGAAGATATCAATGCTACTGATACCAAAATGAACGGCAGAATTAATGAAGATACGGTATTATTGAAGGTTGAATAATACAGTAGTATAAAAACACCGTATTATATGTAAATACTAATATGATACGGTTTAATAAATTAATAAACGCACATACTAAAGATATGGATGCAATAAACCAACAAAGACGATATTGGTTAGTTGCTAGTTCTATCGTATATGTTGCTGTTATAATTTTAATATTTGGATGGGATTGGATCACTAACGTCCATCAAAAATCACTATGGTGGATATTCATCTCACTATCATTACTAATAAGTATTAATTGGTGGTATTGGACAATGGAAGTCATATCACATTTATTAGTGCATCAACAGAAAGAAGTAGAATTTATTAAAGAATTATTAAATGATATAAAAGAACTTCAAGACATCATTAAAAATAACATTGACAACCAAGATTAAATACTATATGATAGTATTTTTTAACTTTTATAAGACATAATAATGAATAAAATTGGATTTGCCTGTAAAATTTCTGCTGTTAATGATAAAAATGAAATTGTTTCTATCCCAAAATATAATACAAAAACAACAACTATTGCATGGTTGAATAAACAAACTAAAAAAACTGCTGAAACTAAATTGATGTTATTATTACGGCATAATTTAGAAGCAACTTGTAAAGCAGTAGAATATGTTTCTAAACAAAATCCATCATTGAGACTTTTCAGATTAACGTCTGATATTTTACCAGTCTATACTCATACGGACTGGACATATTTTTATCAATCAGAATCTATTCAACAACTATTACAGCAAAAATTTGCGGCAATTGGTGATTTAGCAAGACACCACGATGTGCGATTATCTTTTCATCCTGGACAATTTTGTTGTTTAGCAAGCGATCGACCAGATGTGGTAGAAAATAGTATTGCAGAATTTGAATACCACGCTGATATGGCACGTTGGATGGGATATGGTAAAACCTTCCAAGATATGAAAATTAATGTACACATTGCTGGTAAACGTGGTCCTGCAGGAATGCTTGAAGCATATGAAAAATTAAGTGATGTTGCTAAAAACTGTATAACAATTGAAAATGAGGAAATGACCCATGGACTTGATGCTTGTCTTACTATTGCTGACAGGATTCCTGTCGTTCTCGATATTCACCATCATTTTATCAAAACTGGAGAATACATCAACCCCGATGACCCACGGGTTGAAATGGTTATTCAAAGTTGGCGAGGTGTTCGCCCTACTTTACATTATTCTATTAGTAGGGAAGATGTTTTGGCCAATCATTGCGCCAGCACTAAACCAGATCTTAACTTACTTTTAGAAGCTGGACATTCTAAACAAAAACTTCGCGCACATTCTGATTTCTACTGGAACGATGCTGTTAATAACTGGGCATTGACATTCTCAGATAAATTTGATATACTTTGTGAATCAAAAGCCAAAAATTTAGCGAGTTTTAAATTATATGATTATAGAACAAGAAAATATCTGGACCAATCAGTGGTTTTATAATAATGCTAAATGGCAACTAAAATTTGTCTGGTTGCCAGTACGCTGTGATAAATCTAATAGATTATTATGGTTTACGTATGCTTATCGTGGTGATATTTCAGTAAATACTTTGGTTGACTCTGGTATGAATAAAGTAACGATACCTGAAACCAGGTGGCTTAGAAAACAAGAGTATATATTCGGTAAAATAGCAGGAACGATATAATAAAGGGGCTTAATGCCCCTTTACTTATTTTGCTTTTTTCGGTCTACCACGTTTTTTAGGAACAAATGATACAACTGTTGGTCCTTTTGCTACTAATTCTTTTTTAGTTCTTTTAGGAACTTTTTTTACAACTTCTTTTATTTCTACAACCTCAGATATTTCTGATACTACTTCTTCTTTAATTTCTTTTGGTTTTTTAACACGTTTTACTACTTTCTTTTCAACAACAGCAACTTCTGCTACTACCGCTACTTCTTCTTTAATTCCAAATAATTTTTTAATAAAATTTAACATAATTTCTCCTTGTTATGTATTTATAATTGATCAATTGTCTTCATACAACTTACTGGTAAATCCCAAATATGTTGTTTTTCTAATCCTTTTTCTTGTGCAAATCTTTTTGCATCACAATTTCCACATACATGGTAATAATGATTATTAATTCTGTTTGGATCCATTTTACCACGTTCTCTTTGAAATAACTCACCACAACAGTCACACATTAACGTAATAATAGTCTTTCGTCTATTATAATTGTGTATAACCCCCAATTTACTAGTTCTTTCATGAACTGTCATTATATATTCTGATTTAATAAACATAATACTATTTACATTAAGATTATAAAACCTATTGATAAATACTTAGAAATAACCCAACGAGGTATAAAAGAATATGACAAAACAAATAATAAACATTGGAACACAGGGTAACGATGGTACGGGTGATAGTATAAGGGATTCATTTGATAAAGTTAACAAAAACTTTACTGAATTATATGCTGTTTTTAAAAGTGGAAACATAGCATTTAGTGATTTATCGGATGCACCAGGTACTGCAAATTTTGTAATAACTAGTATAGTTGCAAATGGTGCAACAGTTACATATAATTTTACAAATCCTAATACAACATATGGCAATCCATACCCAATTACAAGTTCTGTTATCATCAGTGATATGGCACCGACTGGGTATAATGGCACATTTGTTGTTGTAAGTGCTACTGCAACATCCGTAACTGTGTCTAATTCAACAACGGCTTCTGTAATAACATATGGATTGATAACTAGTACAATATATGGTATTAATCAAATTATAACTGGAAGCACTGATGGTACTAGATTAACTGCCAGAACAATCCTCTCAAGTGATAACAGTATAACTATTGATAAATCTAGTAATATAGAAATAGATTTTAAAGTAGCTCCACAATCTATAGTTGCAACATTATCAAGTGATGTTGCGCCAAAATTATCTGCACCATTAAATGCAAATACCTATACAATAGGTAATTTACCAGATCCGGACATCACTACACTTAATAATTTTAATACTACCTGGGGTGCAGCTGGTATAAACACACCATCAACTATATCTAATTTAGCAGTAAACGTAAATTATGGTGCTAGACATTATGTAAATGGTGTTGCAAGCAATATTACAGCAGCAACCTCAACTACTCCCGCAATTGCTGGTACATATACCATATCTGCAACATTAATTGGTCAATCAACAATAACAGCAACCGATTTTATTGGAACAATTGGTGTAACTACTGCAACATCCGGCGCATTTACTACTTTGAGTGCTAGTGGAACAGTTAGTGGTACTGGATTTTCTACATACTTAGCTAGTCCACCTATTATAGGAGGTACTACTGCCTCTTCTGGATTCTTTACTTCGTTGACATCAACTAGTTTATCAACTCCGACGATTTCAAGTGCTACTGCTACTGCATTAGGGATTGATTCTGGAACAACTGGTGCAATTAATATAGGAACCAGTGCAAATGCAAAAACAATAACAATTGGTAATATAACAGGTGCATCTGCATTGATATTAAGAAGCGGTTCAGGTGGAATATCATTAACCGGTACAATTACTGCAGGAGCAGTCGGTGCTAGTTCATTAACAACTACTACTATAACATCTGGCGATGCAGCAACTGCTGGTACTATAACTGGTACATGGACTTTAACATCTGGATCTAAATTAAATGCAACTTATGCTGATTTGGCTGAATTTTATGAAGGCGATGCAGAATATGAACCAGGAACTGTATTAGTATTTGGTGGGGATAAAGAAGTTACTAAATCAAGTGTTGTTAATGATTCTAGATTGGCTGGTGTAGTTACAACAAATCCAGCATATGTATTAAACACAAATCAATCTGGATTGAAAACTTGTATAGCATTAGTTGGAAGAACTCCATGTAAAGTAATTGGCAGAGTTAAAAAAGGTGATTTATTAACAACATCTAATTCACCAGGGTGTGCAATAAAAGCATTAGACCCTAAAATAGGTTCAATTTTAGGAAAAGCATTGGAAGATAAAATCACTGGTGAAGTTGGTGTTATTGAAATTGCTGTAGGGAGATCATAATGACAAAACAAGTAATTAATATAGGTGTAACAGCAAATGACAGAAGTGGTGACCCGATACGCACAGCTTTTAATAAAGTAAATCAAAATTTTACCGAACTTTATACATTAACTGGCGGTACTGCTGCTGATTTACAAGAATTAGTACAAGATTACGCTGCCCCTTTATTTACACATAATTATCATACTGGTATAACCTTTACATATGATGATATTAATAATAGATTAGTAGCAGTAGTTTCTGATAACGACAGTTCATACGTAACTAGTACTAATTTAACAACAATTTTAGATTCTTATGCTACGGAAAGTTTTGTAACAACCCAAGGATATATTACATCTAACGGATTACCAAGTCAAACTGGAAATAATGGAAAATATTTATCAACTGATGGAAATGGTACATTAACCTGGAAAAATGTAAACAGTTTAAATAACGGGTCTTATGTATTAAATATTGATTCATATGGTAATGTTACACTACCAGGGACAACTGTGTTTCCAGGTAATAATTACGGACAGTTTCAAACACCGCCCGCACAAAATACATATGTAACAGAGATAACACCAATTGTTATATTTTCAGGAACAAATAATTTAGTTGAAACCATGAAAGCAACTATTCAAGTTCAAGCAGATGGGGTTGATGTAGGAAATGTTTTTACATATCATTCGCAAATTTGTGAAATATTAGTTGTTCGTAAAAGAATATATGATGCAAACATTGATTCTACGTCTTATGCAGTTGAGGCAATGGTATATGGTGTGATTCATACTTCAACAAATCAATTAGCAACATTTGATGCACACTGGAATCCAACAACAAACAAG